TCATTATAATATTCTGGGTATTCAAAAGGTTTATACGGTATCCTCTCCTTGAATAGACTCATTCTCTTCTTTCTTTTTATAATTATCTTTTAATATCTCTAAAGCTTTTTCGTAGTCAGGTAATCTTTTAACTAACTCTAATGTGCCAACGCTAAGATCTTTTAGATTAGCTACTTCATTAATAAGTTTGTTTACAGCTGCGCCTAAAGACTCCAGCTTGTTTTGCATTTCAAATAGTTTTGATTCTTTCATATGTTTTTACTTAATATAATAGGGCTTGCATCTTTATTGTGATTAATTTCATAATGATTATTAAATTCTTTTATTAAAACTTTTTTGTTTTTAAATCTTTTTGGATATTTTTTTAACACATATTCTTCTACTTTATTCATCTCTATATATTGTTAAACATAATTCTATAAATGGTATGTATAGCACGTGATCTGTAGTAGTCTTATTAGTATAACTTCTTGCCCCTATAACGACACCTGGATACAACCCTAATGATAACTCCCACCCCATAGTTTTTGTTGGTTTAAATAGTAATTAAGCATCTTCATGTGATACTTTACTCTCTCTGAATAGTGACTCTCCAATGTAAAATCCATGTTGTCTTCCAATTCTTTCGATTGCGTTACTGTTGATTCTGTCATTTTTAATATATCTTTTAATATCTTTTTCTAGCTTTCGCCTATTATACATTACCCGCGCTTGTTTTTTCTGTTGTTCTTGATCATTTGAACTGTCAAATCCACTTCTTTCTGGTTTTGCGGTTTGTAAAGTGTCTTTCCAATATTGTTTTTTGTAAGCCATAATTTAAATAATTTCCAGCGTAAAGGAAAAGACTCATTAGCTCTTCCTTTACATTCTATTATATAGTCTTTACCAGTAAAATCAGGTGTGTATTTAATGCCTAAAACCTTTTTACTTCCTCGGTTAGTATATTCACCTTTTCCATTAGCTTGTTTTTCATATGATTCATTCTTAAAATCAAAACTATCAATAAGCTGAAATACTTCACCTTCGTAATACTCAAATAGCTTTTCTTTTTTTAAGGCCATATAAGTATAGCGTTCAAGACCTGATGCAAAATTAATACCATCGTATGTTATTTTCTTTGCTGTCACCGGGCCACGCTTTTTACTTTTCTTTCTTCTCATTAGTATGATTAGTTGTCCACATTTTATTTACATTATAACCTAATTGATCTGGAGGCCCTGGTTCAGGATAATCAGACACAAGTTCTGCTTCAACGTTAAGATCTTTAATATAACATTCTTCAATTTCTTCGCGCAATACTGAGCGAGCTTTTTCAATATAGTTAACAGCATCCATAAGCTCTTCCTGTAAATGATTAAGCCAAGCATCCAATGGTTGCTTGTCATCGTTAAGTGTAACATTATATTTTTTAAAGCCAACATCAGATCGCTTTTGTATTTTGTTTATTACTTGTTCTATAATTTTATCACGCATCTTTTATAAATGTTCCGTTAATCATTCTACCAGTTCTATTAGATATTTCAGTATAAGCAGCACCAATACAATCTTCAATATTGGTACCAACAAGGTGGGCAAGATTAGTAAGAACGACAACGCTATCACCAATAGCGTCAATAATACCTTCTTTATCGTCCTTAAGTATAGCCTGGGATAATTCTCCTGATTCTTCATATAGCTTAATTAATTGTGTTTTTGGATCGCCTTCATCATATATACCTCTGCTTTTAGCCCATTCTCTAATTAATTCAAATTGATCTTGGTGAGAATATAATTTTTCTTTAGCAACAGGTTCTTCAAGTTTTTGAAACACACCGGCTTCAGCCATAGCTTTATTATAAATATAACAAGAGTTAGGTCCAAATTGACTTCCTTGCACGTTAGATAAAACCCAATCTGTTTTATCGGTTGAATCAAGTTTAAATATGCCGTACTGTGTTTTAATTGTTAAGTCTGCTAAAAAATTTGCATTTAAATCTTTAGCTGATATTTTAAATGTTGTTGTTGCTGCAGATGAGCTGTGCTTATTCATAGTCTTTTTAAATAAAGTTTCATAAGGTTTTCTATCTACCTTGTATCCTAAATCTTTTTGTAGTTGTTGCTCTACTTTAGAAGCTTCTGCTACATTATCAGTTTCAAAAAGTATTTCATATTCGCCAGGCTTATAACCTTGAGCCTCAACAACTCTTCGTTGTATGCTTGTAGTACAGCCAACCTTAACTCCTGGTATATGATATATTTTATATTTGCCTTTTTTTATAGTTGTTTCCATTATTCAATTACATTATTATATTTTGCCACTACATAATATCTTTTATTGTTTTCTGAAACACCAATACCAATTTTAGTAGCATATTGGTTTAATATTTGCTCTGAGCTAAGTTTGTTTTCATTAATTATCCAAAAAATACTAGCATCTAAAGCAGGATTAAAATTATTAGAAATAGTTTTTGTTATTTTTTGTATTCTATATACATTTTCCGCTAAAGAATCTTTACTTAAGCGTATATTATCTATAAACGCTAAATAATCTGCCCATTTTTTAGCTTTAAGGGCAAGCGTATCACAGTAAAACAAAGTATCAATAAAATGATAACTTCTAAATTGATTTTGTAGTTTTACAGCCTCACTTTCTTGAATGCTTTGTGCGAACGAAAATATTGGAAATAATAAAAATAATAATTTTTTCATGTGTTTAATTTAGCTTTAATTAGTTCATGTGGATTATAATTTGATAAATGTATCATATTTTTAGTTGGTATAGTTATAAAGTTTCCTGCCCCTTCTGCAATAAATAATCCAATGTCAACCTCCACACTAGGCAGATCCCTAAAATTACGGGTAAGTTGCTGCTTAGCTTGCTCGACATGGTTGTTGTAAAGATGACAATCCCCAAGTGAAGCAGTAAGGCGCCCAGGTCTATAACCCGCTCCTTTTGCCAGCATAAGTAATAGTAAGCCGTACATGGCAAAATCATAAGGTAGACCAAGGAACACATCAGCAGAACGTTGGGTCCAGAGTAAATCAAGTTTTCCATTGTTTATATATATTTGAAAGCCATAATGACAAGGAGGCAAAGCCATATCACCCAAATCATTGGGATTCCATAAGCTTGCCATAATGCGCCTTGATGACGGCTCTTGTTTAATTTGCTTGAGTATTTTTTCAAGCTGATCAATACCATTAAAGTTCCTAAGCTGATGCCCATAAATAGGGCCAAGCGTACCATCAGTTCTACCTGATCGCTTATAATCAGCATTCCAGTAAGTAACACCGCGATCGTTGAGGTAAGCAATGTCAGTGCGTCCCTGTAATATCCATAATAGTTCCGTAGCTGCATGATTAAAAAATATTTTTTTAGTTGTTAATAATGGAAATCCAAGTTCCATGTCATGTCTAAGCATTCTTCCAAAGACAGACTGCGTCCCAACTTTAGTTCTATCCTCTTTTTGTGCTCCACCGTAGAGTATTCCTGATAATAATCCTCTATATTCATCTTGTACGTTTATCATAATAGTATTTACACATTTTGTAATAAGCGGCGCTTACTGTTTTTCTATCATATATTTCAGGAGATACATGCGCTTTTTCTCCTTTTGCATAAGGGCCCAATCTAACTTCAATATGCCAATGGTCCGCATCATCTTGTATTCCTTTGTATGATATTCTAATATTATTTCTTACACAATACCTATAAGCTTTA